ATGGCTGCGCAGGGGATGGTGCAGTCGAAAGCACCGCTTGGGTTTGCCTTATTCCTGGCAAAAGTTGGTGTTCAGGATCCTCAGTTTGCGATTGAAGGTCTGCTCAATTACGCGATGGCAATGGATAACCCGACATTGAACAAATTGAGTGAAGAAACCCGGTTACAGATCATCCCTTACCTTGTGAGTTTTGCCTTTGCTGATTATTCCAGGTCTGCGGCAAGTAAGGCTCGCTGTGAGCATTGTGCTGGTACTGGATTTCATAGTGTATTGCGCGAAGTGGTGAAACACTCCAGAAGCGGGGAATCTGTTATCAAGGAAGAGTGGGTGAAGGAATTATGTCAGCATTGCCATGGTAAGGGAGAAGTCAGCACGGCTTGCAGAGGGTGTAAGGGTAAAGGCATTGTCCTGGATGAAAAAAGAACCCGGCTTCATGGCGCGCCTGTTTATAAGATTTGTGGGCGTTGCAATGGAAACCGGTTTAGTCGTTTACCGACCACACTGGCACGACGTCATGTCCAGAAGCTGGTACCAGACCTGACTGATTATCAGTGGTACAAAGGATATGCAGACGTCATTGATAAACTGGTAACAAAGTGCTGGCAGGAAGAAGCATTCGCTGAAGCACAATTGAGAAAGGTGACGAGATAAGTGATTTTCACCGAAGATGGCGACATGATGCTTGCATTTCTCAAAAAATATGGATAAGATTTTCCCAACGATGGGCTTTGTATGTCTACCGTTGATGAGTCCAAGAACCCGCCGCCGAGCGGGTTAAATTATTTTTTCTTACACGGGGATATGGATGTTATACCGAGATCTTTTGCCTATTTTCTCAGAAAGACCCATATTTAAAGCTCCTGAGGCTGAAAGAATACTTCGTGAGCAATATTCTATCGCCGCCCCCACTCCTGTAATTCAGGAGATTTATTATGGATTGGCAGGTTATGACAGATTTCAGGAGCTTTATGGGGATCTTAATATTGACCAAATCGAATGGAAATTGATTGAACTTCCCACTAAAAATTTTTTAACTATCGGGGATAATGCTACTTACCCTGATTTTTTGCATGAGGTCGTTGAAGATTTCACAACCCGTAAAGGCGATGTATTTATGGATGATGAAATAAAAGCGCATTGGTGTAATTTTGGCACATGGTGTGAACCTCCATTTTTTATAGATCGAGCTTTGCTGAAAAGTAATACAACAGGGCTTCATTTAATGGAAGGGCATACAAGAGTTGGAACCCTGTTAGGGGCAGTTAAGTATAACTTCGTTAAGCTTGCTAATACTCATAAAATTTATTATGCGCAAGCAAAAGAATGTATTAAATAAGTTGAGTGAAATTACTGTTTTTTTTTTAACAATACTTACCGCGTTCTCGCGGTTTTTTTATAAATTAAACATTGGTGCAGTACGGTAAACACGCTGGTGGTCGTGAATACTGACTTTTTATCTTGCTGGCTTTTTAGACAAGAGTTATTGGTATGTCATGTTAACCATGAAGGTAAAAAGACATGCTAAAACAGCAAGATATGACAGAAACGGCGAAAGTTGTTTTTAATGAATTAAACGGCAAACCGGCAACAGTCGGGGAGATAGCACAAAACACATACCTTTCACGCGAACGCTGTCAGTTAATACTGACCCAGCTGGTTATGGCGGGGCTGGCAGATTACCAGTTCGGCTGTTACAGACGCCTTCAGCAATGAAGGGCTTTTAATTTGTGAAAATGGGCGGCTGGTGGGTGTTGGTAGCACCTGCCAGCCATTCGCTCATGCTTACTGGTCACAAGCGAACCATGGCCCACTGCTTTAGCGCAAAAGCAGAGTGAGCCTACCAGAGTTACGCTTACTGATCCATGAAAAACACTGTAAAAATAAACAGTATTGATTTAATCAACGCTGATTGCCTGCATTTTATTCAGTCCCTGCCTGATGATTCCATTGACCTGATTGTTACCGATCCGCCTTACTTCAAGGTGAAACCCAACGGTTGGGACAATCAGTGGAAAGGGGACGAAGATTACCTTAAGTGGCTGGACCACTGTCTGGCCCAGTTCTGGCGGGTGTTGAAACCTGCCGGAAGCCTTTACCTGTTCTGTGGGCATCGCCTGGCATCTGATATTGAGATCATGATGCGTGAACGTTTCAACGTGCTTAACCATATCATCTGGGCGAAGCCGTCCGGACGTTGGAATGGGTGTAATAAAGAAAGTCTGCGCGCATATTTTCCTGCCACAGAGCGCGTTCTGTTTGCTGAACATTACCGGGGGCCATATCGCGGCAAAAGTGACGGCTATGTGGCAAAAGAAAGGGAACTCAAACAGCACATAATGGCACCGCTGATATCGTATTTCAGGGATGCTCGTGCCGAACTGGGTATAACGGCAAAACAAATTGCCGAAGCCACAGGTAAGAAAAATATGGTTTCCCACTGGTTTGGTGCCAGTCAGTGGCAGTTGCCGAATGAGGCTGACTACCGGAAGTTACAGGCACTGTTTTCCCGTATAGCGGCAGAGAAGTTTCAGGAACAACAACTGGAACAACCACACCACCAGTTGGTGGCATCTTATGATTCACTGAATCGCAAATATTCTGAATTGCTGGATGAGTTTAAATCTCTCCGGCGCTATTTCTCCGTATCAGTCTCCGTGCCTTATACCGATGTCTGGATGCATAAACCCGTTCAGTTCTACCCGGGTAAACATCCGTGTGAGAAACCGGCGGATATGCTCAGGCAAATAATCAATGCCAGTAGTCGACCCGGCGATCTGGTTGCTGATTTCTTTATGGGATCCGGTTCCACAATAAAAGCAGCAATGGCGCTGGGGCGTCGGGCGTTAGGTGTTGAGCTTGAGACAGAGCGGTTTAATCAGACCATCCAGGAAATCAGTATGTTATCAGCAAATACAATTTTGTGAATTAATTCAATTATTGGTGGGATGTCTGTGCCGTATAATGATTACAGATACAGTGTATCCTGCAATGCAGCAGGGCTGATGTGGTGGGTTGTACATAGCCTGCAAAGGATTGGCTTCATTAATTCATCGTTGATACAAGCGAGTCACGGTTGACCACGCCAACGGCTCATCGGTAAAAATCCGACACCGTGTCTTCTTAACTCACTTATTGTTTCCACCCATGTTTTTGGATACCTGCTGTAGCTGTCAGATTAGCGCGATAATCTGACAGCTTTTTTTTTACAACGAATCCTTCTGATCTGCTTTTGCGGGGCTTTTTTGTATCCGCTCCATGCCCGGCGTATAAGCGGAGGTTGGTCAGTTTTCTAAAAATTGAAATACCTCACAATTCAGCCAGTTAATGGTTGTTTGTCTGGCGAAGAGTTTGTAAATAAAAAAACGCATGGTGAATCCCCCTAAGCGGCGGGGCGAATCAGCAGTCAGTTCTGGGATAATCGCGGGTTCGTATGCTGATGCCGGACTCACCGGGAGGCACCCGGCACCATGCATCATGGTCATCCCCTTGTATGATACCCCTCTCCGGAGGGGTATTTTTTGGATAAAAAAGCCCGCGCTGGGAGGCACGGGCGGCAAGGAATAAAACGTGAAGAAATTTTCACAGGCGCATAATAATCCGATGTTGCCAGATTTTGCAACTGCATCATCTGGTTATTATGTGAGCTGGAAAATCAGATTCTGTATGGACTGAAGCCATGCTGTTATTTAGGGCCAAAGAGCTGGCTTTTTCCCGCCTTCTCTCCAGTAACGATTAATGAGAAAAGAATGAAATGCTTTTCCTGGGGAGGAGGGCAGTAGAAAAAAGAACCCGCCAGCAAAAATATGGGGGATGAACAGCTTTTGCTACTCAGGTTGCTGGCGGGTATGGTTCTTCATGAAATAAGAATGTTACGCGGTATTTTTAATGAAAATGATAATTATTGTCAATTGGTTGTGCGTATTTTTTCATACATGACTGGTAAAGGTGATTCAGGCCATCAGAGTTTTGCTGATGGCCTTTTTTCTTTCCGGTAGCACAGGTCTGTTGGGGCGGGATATGTATCAGATGGAAAAAATATCAACAGGCATTGCCTACGGCACCTCCGCAGGCAGTGCTGGCTACTGGTTTTTACAATGGCTTGATCAGGTTAGTCCGTCTCAGTGGGCTGCGATTGGTGTACTGGGAAGTCTGGTTCTGGGCTTTCTGACTTATCTGACGAATCTGTACTTCAAAATCAGAGAAGACAGAAGAAAGGCTGCGAGAGGAGAGTAATATAATGGTCCAAAACTATGAAATGATTGTGAAAGGGATCCGCAATTTTGAGAATAAAGTTACGGTAACTTTAGCATTACAGGACAAAGAACGCTTTGACGGTGAAATTTTTGACCTGGACATCTCGCTGGACCGTGTTGAAGGTGC